CGAAGGTGACCGCAGCATGACCCCCGCCAACGAACGCAAAGCAGCCGAACGCCAGCGCCGAAAGGACGCTGGCCTTGTCCGCTGCGAAGTATGGGTCAAGCCGGAGCATTGGGCAGGGGTGAAGCAATTCGCTGACCGCTTGACCAACCCGCCAGCTTCCGCTACCTTGCCCGCAACACATCGAGAAGCCTAGTGTGCTATGCCGGTCGGGTCGGAAGTGCGCATAGGAGCCGGATCAAGGTCACGGCTCCCCTCGTGCAACGCATTGCCTGAACATCAACAGCAAGAGGCCCCGCCACCGCAAGGTCACGGGGGATAGGACATGGCGAAGACAGGTGCTTGTCACGAAACTCCATGGGGAGCCGTGTATGACGGGCAACTGCCAGAGCAAATGCTGGGCAGAGAATGGTCAAAGGCCGAAATCGAAGACTCCGCACACCGCAGGTATCTTAGCGGATGGAACCCGGAAGACGAAGCAGATGACGGAGAACGCTGAAAACAGCAAAAGAGCAGCGCCTGGCAGGCCGTTTCAACCGGGTCAGTCAGGCAATCCCGGCGGCAGGCCAAAGGGCATCGCTGCAATCGCCCGACAGCATACTGACAAGGCCATGGAAGTGCTGACGAGCGCCATGGAAGACACGGATGCCAGGGTGCGCGTAGCTGCCGCGAAGGAAATCCTGGATCGCGGATATGGCAAGGCCCCCGTGTTCACCGCCGATCTGACCGGAAAGCTGGACGATCTGGATGACGATGCACTCGACGCTGCGCTCTCTGCCATTGGAGACGCTATCCGCGCTTCAGGTCCGCATGGCGACCGAGAAGGACCGCAGACAGCGCACTAACCGCCTGCGGTCGTATCAGCCTTACGCCAAGCAGAAAGCCTACCACGCCACCACCGCCCGCGAATGCTTGTTCATTGCAGGCAACCAGCTTGGCAAGACGCTGGCGGGCGCTGCAGAAATGGCAATGCACCTGACTGGAGAATACCCGGACTGGTGGACGGGCCACAGGTTCACCAAAGCCATTACGGCGCTTGCGGGATCGGAAAGCTACGAACTGACCCGCGACGGGGTGCAGCGGCTTCTGGTGGGACCGCCAGCGAACGAGGAAGAGTGGGGAACCGGCTTTATCCCGCAGCGCGCCATAGCGGAGCGCACAAGGCGCATGGGGGTTTCCAACGCCTTGGACAGTGTGAGCGTCAAGCACGTGTCAGGCGGCACCTCCACGCTTCTGTTCAAGGCATACGAGCAGGGGCGCGGCAAGTGGCAGGCCAACACCGTCGATTACGTCTGGTTCGACGAAGAGCCGCCCGAAGACGTGTATTTCGAGGGTATTACACGGACCAACGCGACGCGTGGCTTGATCCGGGTGACGTTCACACCGCTCAAGGGCATGTCCAGCGTGGTGGCGCGGTATCTGATGGAGCAAAGCCCAGACCGCGAAGTCGTCACGATGACGATTGACGACGCCGAACACTACACGCCGGAAGACCGGGCGCGTATCATCGCCAGCTACCCGCCGCATGAGCGGGAAGCGCGGACGATGGGCATTCCGTCGCTTGGGTCTGGTCGCATTTTCCCGATTGAGGAAGCCGCGATTGCCTGTGATCCAATCGACATCCCGAAGGTGTGGCCGCAGATCATCGGCATTGACTTTGGCTGGGATCACCCGTTTGCGGCCTGCCGCCTTGCCTGGGACCGCGACAACGACATTGTGTATGTGACTGGCGAATACCGCCAGCGCGAGGCCAGCCCGATCATTCACGCGGCGGCGATCAAGCCCTGGGGTGAGTGGATACCGATTGCATGGCCGCACGATGGCCTGCAGCACGACAAGGGGTCAGGCGAGCAGCTTGCCGCACAATACCGGGCGCAAGGGCTGAACCTGCTACCGGAGCGCGCAACGTTCCAGGACGGGACAAACGGGGTCGAGGCGGGCGTGAGCGAAATGCTGACCCGAATGCAGACCGGGCGGTGGAAGGTGTTCCGAACCTGCCAATCATGGCTTGAGGAATTCCGGCTGTATCACCGCGATGACGGCAAGATCGTCAAGGAGCGCGACGACTTGCTGAGCGCCAGCCGCTACGGGCTGATGACGCTGCGGTTTGCGGAAGTGAAGGCGGCGAAAGAACCGCAGTGGACGCCAAGGAAAGTGGTTTGATGGACGCACTGGCGCAAATCGCAGACATGATCCGCGAAGCTGAAGAGCACGCGGATGACATGTCCAAGGACCGCATCCGCGCCGTCGAGTACGACCGGGGCATCATGCGCGACACGCCGTCCGACAAAGGGCGGTCTGCTGTCGTTGCGCGCAAAGTCCGCGACACCATCAAGAAGGTCCTGCCTGCGATCAGCCGCACCATCCTCGGCAATGAGCAGATCGTCGAATACCAGCCGGTGAACGAAGGCGACGAAGACGGGGCGCAACAGGCCAGCGACTACGTCAACCACGTTGTCATGCAGGAATGCGACCTGCACCGGGTGGTCGAAAGCGCCATTCATGATGCTCTCTTGGTCCGCAACGGCATTCTGCGGGCCTATTTTGAGGAGAAGGTAGAGGCCAAGGTATCGCAGCATACCGGGCTTCCAGAGGACGCCTTTGCCGCGCTGGTGGCCGAGCCTGACGTTGAGGTCCTGGAGCATTCCGAGCGCGAGGAAATGACGGACCTTGGACCGCTGATGGTCCATGACGTCAAGATCAAGCGGATGATCCGCAAGCGGTCAGTCAAGGCCGACGCCATCCCGCGTGAGCGTTTTCTCATTCACCCCGACGCGGTGTCGCTGGACGATAGCGCCCTGACCGGCAGCAAGACGCAGCTTCGCCGGTCTGACCTTGTGGCCATGGGCTACGACAAAGCCGTGATCTGGGGCCTGCCGGTTGGCGACGAGGACGACGATTTTGAGCGGGACACCCGCCGCGAATTCCTTGGCGATGCGGACGAGACGCACAAGGCCAATGACCTGATTGACTACTACGACCTGTTCATCAGGTTCGACAAGGATGGCGACGGGATCGCCGAGCTTCGCCATATGTGCTTTGCGGGCGGCACGGGCGAAAAGAACCTGCTCATGGACGAGGAAGCCGACGAGGTCGAGTATGTTGACCTAAAGGTGTTTTCTCAGCCTCACCAGTGGGAAGGCATCAGCCTTTTCGATGATCTGGAAGACATCCAGCGGGTCGAGACAGTGCTTTTGCGGGGCACGCTGGATAACCTGTACTGGCAGAACAACCCGCAGCCGACCGTGCAAGATGGTGCGGTCGTCAACATGGACGCGGTCTATAGCCCGGAGTTCGGCAAACCAATTCGCGTCAAACAGGGCTTTGATGCTCGGCAGGCGGTCGGCTTCAACCAGGTGCCTTTCGTCGCGGCGCAGTCTTTCGCCATGCTGGAATACATGGACAAGACGGCGCAGGAACGCACGGGCGTTACTGACGCTTCATCTGGCCTTGCGCCCGATGCCCTGCAGAACATGACGGCCAAGGCGTCCGCGATGATCGAGCAGGCCGGTATCGGGCAGACAGAAATGATGGTCCGCACGATTGCCGACGGCTTGCGGAAGTTTTTCCGGCTGATCCTCAAGCTGGTGGTCAAGCACCAGGACGTCCCCCGCACCGTGCGGCTGCGCGGCGAGTGGGTGCAGTACGATCCCCGCGCCTGGAACGCGGACATGGACTGCACCGTGAACACCGGCCTTGGCGCAGGGACGCGCGAACGGGACATGCAGATCATGCAGGTGGTTATCGGGGCGCAGGAGAAGCTTCTGGCGGCCTTCGGTCCTGACAACCCATACGTGAAGCCGGAACAGGTCTACGCCTCGCTGGCGGGGCTTGTGCAGGCTGCAGGGCTGAAGTCGGTGGACCGGTACTTCACCAGCCCAGACCCGCAGGAAGTGGCGCAGAAGCTTGAAGCCATGCGCAATCAGCCGTCGCCTGAGCAGATGAAGGCCCAAGCCGCGATGCAGATTGAGCAGGCCAAGATGCAGATGCAGGCGCAACTTCGGCAGATGGAGTTGCAGGCGGACATTGCCCTTGAAAACGCCCGGATGCAGGTAGCGCGCGACAAGGAAATGGCCCAGATGGAGGCCGACCTGAAGGTCAAGCAGGCCCAGATTGCGGCTGACCAGATCACGGCAGAGCAAGAGCGTCAGGCTCAGGCGCAGAAATGGGCCATGGACGCGGCCCTCGAGCGTGAGAAGCTTGACCGGGCCGAACAGATGAAGCGCGAGGAAATGGCGTTTCAGGCGCAGATCGAAGCCATCCGGTCGCGGGCGCAGCCTCCTGTTGAAGGTCAGCCCGCACAAGACAAGTCCGGCGAGTTTTCCGCCATGGCCCAGAGCATGTTGCTCGCCGCGACGGCCCCCAAGCGGGTTGTGCGGGATGCAAATGGTGACGTTGTGGGCGTTGAAACCATCTTGAACTAAGGGGCGCATCATGTCGCTGAGCAACGCTTCCGAAACTGCGCTTTTGCAGCTTCTTTTCAATAACACCGCATGGGCCAATATCGGCGATGCCAGCGGCTTGCAGCCCTCGGCGGCGGCTGGCTCGTTCTTCGTCGCCTTGCACACGGCTGACCCTGGTGAAGCCGGTGTGCAGAACACGTCAGAGGCGGCCTATACGGGATATGCGCGGGTTGCCGTGGCAAGGACCGTGGGCGGTTTCACGGTATCCGGCAACCAAGTGAGCAACGCGGCCACGGTGCAGTTTGCGGAGTGCACGGCGGGGTCCGCAACGGTAACGCACTTCTCTGTCGGCGTGGCGTCGTCTGGTGCGACAGCGATTCTTTACCGGGGGGCGCTGTCGGCATCGCGGGCTATTTCGGCGGGGATCACGCCGTTGTTCAACACTGGCGCACTGACGGGAACTGCCGACTGATGGCAATTCGCAGTCTTGCGGACGTGAGCGCGGCCTATGAGGATGGCCGGGTTCATGTCCAGCGGTTCTTTAAGGGTACAAACGCCACCGCAGGGGACTTCTACTGGCAGG